GCATATAGACGTGGATAACCTGATCCGCAGGGATTCTACGACGCTTACTCGCTGAGTAGGTGCTGTGAGTCTGGTCATGTGGGTGACTGGAGAGGAAGTGATAAGCAACAGGCTTGCGGAACTTGTTTAGCTCTACCCCCATCCGTACCTCGTTGACCCCCTCCTTGGCAGACTGGTTGTAATCAATATCCAACTGGTCAGCCTCGATGAACTCCAACGCAAAGGTATCGTGGAAATCCTTGCCTCGATGCTTGATAACCAGTAACTCTCCGTCTCTAGCTAAAGTTTCAATGGCAAGCGTTTGGCAGTCACGCCATGACATCTTTCCATCGACAGTGCAATTACCTACACGCCCCCAACTGGAGAACCCAGACTCTACAATCTGGTTCCCTTGCTGATCCAAGTCATCGCTATTACTGCGAGTGGCTTTCACTTGCAGTAGGAATCCATTATCCCCAACCACATTATTCTTCAGCAGTCCCAAATATCGCTTGGCGTACTCATTGTTCCTAGCAAGGTCTCTGGAGCGATCTCGCAATACCACCAATGCGGATTTAAGCTCACTATCCGCGCTTGTAGTTGATGCTCCAAAGTCAGCAAAAAGCCGCCCGGTGTTAGCAGCGGCATACGTACGCATGAAGAAGGGCTTTTTCTGCTTCTTCTTCGGACGGAATACATCAAGAATCCCCATGTGTTAGAACCTCACTTGAATGGTACTTGAGCTTTTGCGCCCCGCCTTAGCATCTTGCTCTGCTTTCTCTTTGCGAACTTCGCCTTTGTAGAAGGCTCGCGCATCAATCAACTCTTGGAAGGAGAGTTTAGCGAGCGACCTGCCAGCAATAGAGTAACTAGAAACGTCAGCGTCAGCTCGACCAGAGAGCAGCGACTCTATCTTGGCCAGTAGGATCTCCGCATGGCTTCGTGGATCGGATTGATTAACATCAAGATCTGCTACGGCGGTGAACTCGCCTCTATCAATGACAATCCGCTCTGAGTCAGACTTGCGGACGATCTCAAGCTGCCAATAGTAGTGTCCTACCGCAAAATCCGCACTCTCTACTGAAGTCGCGGTGAATAGGAAGCTATCGGTGTTATCTGTACCTGTAACCTGAATCTCAGTGTTTCCGCCCCCTTCAATACGGGCTACATAGGTAGCATCGTAAGTAGCAGGAGGGTAATCTGAATAGAAGTCTGACCGCTTCCATTGAATGCGGTCGCCTATAACGACATCAGTAGGCTCCCCTTCTTTGGCGTTAGTAGGGTCAAACAAGTCGCTCATATATCAGCCTCACCAGTTCTTAGCAAAACCTCCTGTACGCCCAAAATTAGGGACGAAGGGCTTTTTCTTCGGCGCGACAGCAGGTTTTTCGTCCTCATCTGGTGAATTTTGCACAGAATCAAGGCGTTGTGCAAGCGAATTTACATTCACGTTCAAAATTGCTAGTGCCGCCACTCCATACACGAAACAGTCAAGTGCCTCGTTTCGAGGCCGCATCTTCTTGAATACCCGCTTCTGATACCCTCGATGGAACTTCACGACGATCTGTTCGGCGGTTAATTGCCTGAAATACTCGTCCTCCAATGTGTCTGAGAAGTGGATATACCCCGCCCCCTCTTCAACTATCCTCATCCGAGAGAACAAAAGTTCTTTAACTGTGTCTACACCGACGGGGAATAGCGGGCAGCGGCCAATATTGTTCTTGGACGGTCGACCGGAAACAGGTTTACCTTCTCCGCCCATGCCCTTGATAGCAAATACCCGTCTTGCGTAGTTCCTCTTGGAGTAGTCGTAGACGGCCTTGGTATTATGGCCGCCAGAGTCTACACAGGTACCACGAATAGCGAGTTGTCGCCCCGAATGCGTCTCATAGGTGTCGAACAAGATCGAATCCAGAGCAGTCCAAGTTGCAGGAGTGCTAGGGTCTCCGTAAAGTACATCATGGCTGATAACGTATGACTCATCATCCTTGCCCCATCCAATAATTGAAACTTCCAGTCGGTCATCCTGAACGTCGACTCCGGCGGTGAGAATTACCGCCTCTTCGGGGATTTTACCATCGAACGGCTCCCGTCTCGCTGCAAGGGCGTAATCGTCGATCGATTCTCCTTCCTCTTCGTAGGTCTCAGCCAAGGAGACGTTCACAAACGACTGCACATCGCCTGAATGTTTCTTCTCCAGGAACGAACGTGCGATATCCCTCCATCGCCTGAACGGAGAATACAGCTCTGAAAGGTGGAAGGAGGCGTGTCCGGTGAATGGACTCTCGGCTCTCCACTCTCCTTTACGGAGGGAAACACGTTTCTGCGCATCTGTGATCTCACATCCGCACTCTTGGCAGTAATACATCGCCGTATCGGGTAGATGCTCTCCTTCTTCGTCCTGTTGCCAGATAATCGCTTTCCATTCAAGAGTGATATGTTCTCCGCAGTGGGGGCAGGGAATCCAGAACTTACGTTGATCCCCCGATATGTAAGATTTCTCGATGAAAGAGGAGCCTTTGATCGTTGGGGTAGATGTCAAGAATAGCTTACGTTGGTCGCCAAAAGTCGCTGCACGTTGCCAAAGCAGGTTTACAGGGTGCCCCTCAGCATTGTACTCGTAGCCATCCACCTCATCGCAGTAAATCTTCGGCGCAGAGCGTCCTCGCATGGTTCTTGGTGATCCAGCCCAAGAAAACATCAAAAAGCCTCCTGGATAGGACTTCATCGCCTGATTATTGACCCCTTCTCTCGACCTTGGCTTGGCAATTCTATCGTTTAGCACCGGATTTGCGTCCACCATGGGGTTTAGTTTGGTCTCCAGCCAGGTGTGAAGGTCGCCCTGACTCGGCTGCATCATGAGCTGACTCGATGGGTCGTGCTCGATAAAAAAGCCAATCGCGCAGTTAATTAGCTGAGTTTTACCCAATTGTGCCCCCCACATGAGGGTAATTCGCTCTACAGAAGGGTCTGCAAAGAGATCCAGTGGTTCTCGTTGGTATGGGGCGTTATCAAAGCGGATATGCCCTGGAATAGCGTTGCCCAGAGGGATCTTGATGTTGGCTTCAGACCACTCAGAGGGGGTCAGATCGGGGGGCGGTCGCAGATATTCCAGTGCCTCTTGATAGATACGTGCCAACCCGTCCTTGTTGGAATAGTTACTCGCCGCCAATGGTTCTCTCCAGTGCGTCATCCACCTCTGACAAGATGATCTCCTTCACTTTCGTCTCGTCCTCCTCGCCAACCACCCGGAGGACGCATCGCTCTGGCACTTTTCGCATAGCAGAGCGTAAATTAACCATTTTATCAATCAGATCACGTTTAACCTCGGATAATTCGATGACTTCGCCTTTCTTTTTCGCCAGTTCCAGCTCCTGAAGTTCGGCTTCAGCGGCGATTTTACGTCGTCTAACCTCCTCGATAGGGAGTTGATCGTCATCAGATCCAGTTGCAGACTTGATAGCGCGTTTCTTGTACCAATCCAGTACGTCAGCGGTGTCAAATTGGTTGCCGCCACCTTTACCCCCCTTAGAGCTGCGCTTGAGAACTGGCATACCGTCCGCTTGCCATTGCGATATGGTACTGCGGTGAACCCCAAACATGGAAGCGAGCTGTGTTGCGTTTACGACTGACATCAATGGCACCAGTTCGGATTTTGATCGACCAAGTTGGAGAAGCGGTTATCTGTCACATCTTGATTGATGTGGAGGATGTCGTGTGACCCAAGCTCCCCCGTAATAAAAGCGAAGGCTAATCGGTCGGCTCTATGGCGGTACTGCCCCATATAGCCATATTTAATCATCAGGGTTCCGTCTTTTAGGCGTTGACCTTTGATCGGTTTTTGGGTGCGCTTACTGGAGAACGTTCCAGTGGCGCGATCATAATCCAGGTACTCCAAGGCTTGTTCAGCAGAACTGCTCACGTTGTCACCTCCGTTCAGTAAATCCGTTGAGCTGAATAGGTGTGGCAACTGGCAACGGAGATCCAGCTTTCAGGTGTACAGCCCTAGCCACCATACGGATCATAGCCTCGCGCGCGCGTGAGTGCAAGCACCCGACAGAAAAATTCACATCTTTGTTTGTTCTCGTTTGGTTCCCCTCGCAGAGTTTTTTAGTTGGGGTTCGAATCTACC